TAAAAAACCTGTAAAAAAATATAAATAATGCAACCACAACAAATTAATATAGACTTTTCTCAAACCACCCCGGTAATGTGTGAAGAATGTGGTCATGAACATTTTACCCAAGTTCATTTAATGAGAAAATTATCTCCCATGTTATCCCCTACAGGGGAACCTACATTAATCCCTATTCCTGTTTTTGCTTGTACTAAGTGCAATCACGTAAATAAAGAATTTTTACCTAATGACTCCCTTTGATTTTTTAAAATTAGTACATAATAAAAAAATTAAGTGGGAAGATTTAAATGAAGATGAACAAAAAGCATATAATACATTTATTATAAATAAGGCTTTAAGTTTTAACTCTAATTACTTAGATATAGTAAATAGAATACAACATTATACTCCTGCCCCAAAAGAATCTTTTAAATACCTCCAGTCAATGACTAGTAATAAATTTAAATTTAATAAGTGGATTAAAGGACAAAAAACCCAATCTTTTAACCCCCACTTAGTTGCTATAGTAAGCTCACATTTAGAATGTTCTAGTAAACAAGCTGAAGATTACTTAAATATCCTTGAAAAAAAAGAAATTAAAGTAATGTTAAAACAAATTGGCTTGCAGGAAGGCGATATTAAAAAATTAATGAAAAAATGATGAATTTTACCCCCGAAGATGATGCTGCTGTAAAATGGTGCGAAGAAAAATACCCTGAATTAACAGCAGAATATAAAAAAATCATGATGGAGCAGTATGTTTTGTTCTGCAAAAAACATAGAAATTATGGCCCATCAAATATTAATGTAGGAACTAATTTAGAAACTGAAGCCGATATTAAATTATCACTTACTGGCCTATGGTTTAAACTAAATGATAAAATCCAACGGCTAAAAAACTTGGTTGTTAATGGGGAGCCTGATACAGTAGGTGAACCTATAGAAGATACGCTTAAAGACCTTAGTGTGTACGGAATTATAGGTCAAATCGTACAACAGGGTAAATTTAAATGATTTTAGAAAACGTACAGAATACAGTTGTCCCAGAAATGGACTGGGACAAATATAAAATGGTTTCATACACCCAGTTTTCAGCTTGGAGTGAATGCCCACATAAATGGAAGTTGATGTATATTGATAAAATGCGTCAACCCCCTAATATTCACTTAGCATTTGGATCTGCTATGCATGAGACTCTTCAAGAGTATCTTGATTTAATGTATAATAAATCAATTAAAGCGGCCGATGAATTTCCTATTTATAAGGATTTTCAAGAACGTTTTATGAAAATGTATGGTGACTATAAAGAACAGATAGGTGATAATTTTGCTACTAAAAAAGATTTAACTGAATTTGTAAATGATGGGCTTAATATTATTGAGTTTTTCTTACAACGCCGCCAAATGCACTTTTCAAAACGTGGTACTAGGTTACTAGGAGTAGAAATGCCTATATTAACCCCACCACATGAAAAGCATCCTAATATTATGCTTTATGGTAAGCTTGATTTAGTATTCTATGATGAAGATTTACAAAAAGTAAGTATTTGGGATATTAAAACCTCAACTAAAGGGTGGACTAAGTGGGACAAAGAAAATAAAATTAAAATGGCACAAATGGTGCTATATAAGCGTTACTTTGCAGAACAATATAATGTCCCTGTTGAATCGATTGATTGTAAATATTTTATTGTAAAACGTAAAATACCGAAAAATCCTAAATATCCAGCGATGGCTTCGCGGATTCAAACGTTTGAGCCATCATCAGGTAAGACAACAATGAACCGTGTAACTCGCCAATTACATGAATTTATCGATGATTGTTTCGAGAATGATATGTATAAACAAAAAGAGTACACAAAACTACCGTCAGATAAGAACTGTAGATGGTGTCCTTTTAAAGATAAACCTGAATACTGTGATAAAAAATCTTCAAGCTAGGATATTCCCTTTTATAATCGCTCTATCAGCACTTACTGTTTCTGCATCAGCTGCTTTTTATTCCGTTAGTGGATTAAGTAAACTTTTTGCAGGAGCAGCTTTTGCTGTTATAATAATGGCTGCTTCTCTTGAAGTGGCTAAATTGGTTATAGCTTCTCTTCTTTATCAGTATAGAAAAAATTTACCTAAACTACTTAAATACTACCTTTCAGTAGCCTGTCTTGTATTAATATTAATTACAAGTATGGGTATTTATGGTTTTTTATCTGCTGCATATCAAGAAACTGCTGCTAAAGCTGGTAATATAGATTCTCAAATAGCACTTATTGAGACTAAACGAGATAATGTAAAAGAACAACTTGCGATATACAACGCAGAAAAAGAAAATATTAACGAGGCGGTGAGCAGTCTGAGATCTGGCTTATCTAACAACGTAATACAGTATACTGACACATTAGGTAATGTGATTACTACAACTTCTTCATCTACAAGACGTGCTTTAGAAAAACAACTTGACCAAGCTATAGGTAGGCAAACTGAAATTAACACTAGGGTAGACGACTTAAATCAACAATTATTTGAATATGAAACAGAAATAGTTGAAGTAACTAGTAACGCTAATATAGCGGGCGAATTAGGTCCTCTTAAATATTTATCTGGTTTAACAGGTAAACCTATGGACCAGATTATTAATTGGTTATTATTAGTTATTATTTTTGTATTTGATCCTTTAGCAATTGCGCTTGTAGTTGCTGCTAATTTTGCTTTTGCACAATTAAAACCAAAAAAAGAAGTTATGAAAGAACAAATTCCTCACCATACCCCCCAACCCTTTATACCTAAACCTGAAATAATAGAAAAAATAATAGAACGTCCTGTAGAGGTAGAAAAAGAAGTAGTAAAAAAGCTGCCTAAAGAAGTACAAGAGGATTTTAGAAATACTTTAATACATTTAAAGAGATCAGGAAAAAAAGTTCCTAATCTTAGTGAGTTTTTTGACTAATTCGTATATGTATAGATAAACATATACAACATGGCTTTAAAATTAACATCCGTAAAATTAGAAGAAAAGTTATTTGAAGATTTTAAAGTAGCTTCTATTAGACAAAAGTTTAATCTACAAAAACTAGTAAATAGAACTATACATCTTTATTTAACTGATGAGGAGTTTGCAAAACAACTCCATACACATACCGATCTAACTGTTAGCGGTAGTGGATTATAAATTATAAAAAAGGTTTTATTTAATGAAAGAAGGTTATATTCCTAAAGAGGAAAGAAAAAAAATACTATTCCTCTGTGATGATATTAGAGTCCATAGTGGCATTGGCACTATGGCTAAAGAAATTGTAATTAATACTGCTCACCATTTTAATTGGGTTAATTTGGGGGCTGCTATAAAACACCCCCAACACGGGCAAGGGGTTGATATTAGTCAAGAAGTTAACGAAATAGCAGGCATACCAGACTCAGAAGTAAAAGTCGTTCCCTGGAATGGTTATGGTGATGCCGCAGTAGTTAGACAGTTATTAAAGCAAGAAAAGCCAGATGCTATTCTTCATTTTACTGATCCTAGATATTGGGTATGGCTTTACCAAATGGAGAAAGAAATTCGTACTAAAATCCCAATGATTTTTTATACAATTTGGGATGACTTACCTTACCCCATGTATAATAGAGATTATTATCGTTCTGATGATATGTTACTTTGTATTTCAAAACAAACTACTAATTTAGTTAAGAACGTACTTAGAGATTATCCAAAAGAAGATTGGCAAGTCCAATATGTTCCCCATGGCATTGATGAAAATAAATTTTTTCCTATAGCTAATGATTTAGAGTATGAAGTTTTTAAAGATAAATTCTTTAAGGAAAAGGAATATGATTTTGTAGTATTTTGGAATAATAGAAACATTCGAAGAAAAAACCCAGGAGATATAGTGACAGCATGGAGATTATTTACAGATCAACTGCCTGAAGAGCAAGCTAAAAAATGCCTCCTAATAATGCACACAGATAAAGTAGATGATAATGGTACTGATATACCAGCAGTAATCGAAACTATGTGTGATCCTGAAAGAAACCAAATTAAATTTACTAATGGTAAATGCGAACCAAAAATCCTTAACTATTATTATAATATGGCTGATGCTCAATTTATGATGACAGATAATGAAGGATGGGGTTTATCACTTACTGAGGGTCTTATGGCGGGAAATATGATTATAGCTCCTGTCCAGGGTGGTATGCAAGATCAAATGCGGTTTGAAGATGAAAGTGGTAAATGGATTGATTTTACCACTGAATTCCCTACTAATAGTAATGGTAAATATACTGAATGTGCTGAATGGGCTATCCCCATGTTTGGTAAAACTAGATCATTAAAAGGATCTCCTGCAACCCCTTACATATATGCTACCCAAGTAGATATTGAAGATGCTGCACTTGCATTACTTTCTTGTTGGAAGTTAGGAAGGGATGAAATTAATAGAAGAGGTAATAAGGGTAGAAAATGGTTAATGTCCGAAGAGTCACGAATGACCGCTAGGGGTATGGGTCAGAATTTTATAGATAATATAAATACTTTATTTAAAAATTGGAAACCCATAGAAAGATTTAGTATAGAAAAAGTTAGTGATAAATTCACTACTTATAACCCTAACGCTATTCAGTTTACTAGCGATTTTGATCAAAA